AGATGCCGGCCATTTAGTCCCTAAAACGAGCGAATTCCGCGCTCTTCGTACACCGAAGTGGTTTCTTCCGCCGTTGTTGGCGTAACTCCGAAGGCCATGGCCAGCGCAGCCATGCCGTCGATGCGGCCAGTAGCCTTGTGCTTGTCAAATTTCCGCCCGCCGGCGGGATCCTTCGCAATTACGGCGTTGGATGCGCACATCGTGAGAACCGGGTGATTCCCATGCGCCATACGGCCGTTTAGCAACTCGGATTCCAGCGTGTCGATTGCTGGCGCCATGTCCTTGTACCCCTGGCCGAACTCAATCAGTGGCAATTCAATGCCCGCCTTGTTCAATTCGCCCTGCAGGATGGTGATGCGCCAGCGATCGAACGCTACAGCCTGAATGTTCCGCTTGGCGAGGATTGCCCCCATGTCTTGCGCAACGAATTCATAGTCGACCGTTGCGCCTGGGGTGGTGTGCAGATAGCCCTGTTTCGCCCACACGTCATAAGGCGCCCTATCTCGCTTTGATCGATCGATCAAGCCCTGCTCGGGCGTCCAAAAATGCGACTCGACGTGCCACTTACCAGCAACCTTACCTATCACCATGAGCGCAGTCAGGTCGGCTCGCATCGACAGGTCCAGGCCGGCCCACACCGGCGCGTCTCCAAAGTCGATGACTACTCCGCCGTTTAACTTCCAGATATCCCGACTGATGAATGGCGAAATAGTCGAAACCCTTTGGTTCAGGATGAGGTTCCGCACGGTATTCTCAGCGCTGGGCATCCTCTCAGCCTTCTTGCACTGCTCCTCGACGTCCTTGAGAGATCGAAACATCCCGAGGGCTGGATTTGCGTCCTTCCAACCCTTTTTGTCCATCAAATCGGCGTCCTTATCGGCCGCATACAGGTGCGAAACGATGTGTGGATCCTGCGATTTCTCAGCATCGTCAAGCCAGATTGATAATAAATCTGCGTCACTGGCCGCCTGGGTGCTGATCACGATTAGCAGCGGCTCTTCGTACGCGCCCTGCGAGGTCTCGATTGCATCGATAAAATCGCTCTGCGGCCCCTTAACTTGACCCGTTTCATCAAGAATCGCAAGAATTGGCGATCCGCCGTGCGCAGTCTTCGCTTCGGCGCTCATCGCCTGGTACTCGACGTTCATTGGCAGGCCGATCAACTTCTTCCCGCTCGGGACGATGCGGACGATGCCCGACAGCTCCGGCGATAGTGCGATGATCTTGGATGCGTATTTGTAGACCTGGCCAGCCTGCTCGCGCGACATCGCGCCGCTCTGGATATGCGAATTCAGCTTCGCCTCTGGGCCGACTAGATGCACCAGGAGAATTGTCGCGATCGTCGCGGTCTTTGAATTCTTGCGCGCCATCGATAAGTAGGCGCGCCGCGTTCCATGCGGGTTGTCGTAGACGGCGTAAAAGAAACGCTCTTGAAACGGCGCCAAGACGATCATCTGGCCGACCATCTCGCCTTCTGGAACTCGGCAAAAGGTCTCTACGAAGCGCATCGCACGCTCTGCGCGGCTCAACTTCGATAGGGCCATCGTGCGCCATTTCCGAAGTTTTGGCTTCGGTCCGCACTTGATTGGGTCGGCCACTACTTCACTGCGCGCAGGCCCGGAATCAGTCCCTCCCCGCCCTTATTCGCCTTGCTCGCAGCTTCCTGCGCTTTCTTCTCGGCGTCAAGCCTCTTGCTCGCGTCTTCTGACTTTCCGACAGTTGCCTCGGCGTGGACGTGGATTGCACGGGACAGGGCAATCTCACGACGGGTCAGCGTTTCCAGGAGAGTGTGCTTGGCGTTTACGACGAGCGTGCCTTTTGAGTTCAGCACGACGTCATCCTCGCTAATGAGCTCAATAGTAATGCGCTCAATGTCGGCTTGACAACGGGCCAGATTAGCGGCCTTTGACAAGTCGACGTCATTCCATGTATCACGCGCACGCGCGCACACAACAGCATTCCAGAACGGCTCGTCGCCCGGGCGCAGCTTCACGTGCGCCGGCGGCTTGAGCGGTCCTTCGGCAACCGCGCGCGCGGCCTGCACCGCTGCTGTGTTGCTGTCTGATCGGGTGCGCTTCATGGAAATATTTTCGGTTAGCGTTAAACGTGAGGCTCACACGCGGTCCTTCCGCTTTTAATCTGCAGGTCTTCGAAGCCCCCTACCGTCGGCAGGGAGTCCCCAACGTCGTCAGGCAGGCCGGGGTTGCGCCCACCCGACCCTGCCCTGGCCTGGTAGGCCAATGCCCAGTCAGCGCTCAACAGGCCAGCCATCCGCGCCAATCTCGACCTTCGGCACGAATCCCTGCTCGATCTTCGTTTTCAGCTTGTGGCAAGGCACGCAGATTGCCTGCAGATTGGTCGGTGCGTCGATCTGTGCTTGACTCCACCCGAGCGTTGCGGCTTTGGCTTTGCTGATGATGTGGTCAACCTGGGTGGCCAGAGTTACCCGGCCGGCGGCCTTGCACGGCTGACACATGCCGCAGTCGCGCCTCAGGATGCGAACTCGGATCTTGTCCCATGCGGCGCCGTAACCGCGGCTCTGTCGGCTTTCCTTACTCCACATGGCACTACAGCGTCACTTCAAGCCGTGACCATTGAGTGCATACAGTCTGATTTGTCGGTATCAGCGTTTTTGCGGCCATCACGAAGTGCACTTCATTGTGAGACTGCGTGCAGGCCCATTGGTCCTTGCGAAGACTGAACCTCTCCGCCCTGGCATCATCCCAAATGAAGAAGCCTAAAAGAGCGATCAAAGCGGCTACCAACATCGTTATTGTCCAATCAATAACCCACATTGCGGCGCTCCTTATAGCGTCACTTCGAGCTGGCCCTGTCCGAACTCAGGCAGCACCAAGGTCTGGCCGAAGCTGGTCTGTGCGGTACAGATGGGCGCGTACCGAACGCCAGGGACGCCACCGCCAATACGCTGCGCCGAGATGCTGCCGATCATCTGCTCGCTGCCCTGGATCATCGTATTGGCGTCCGGGTCAACGCCATCGACAGGCATCATCGACCAGGCTGCGGACGTGATGGTCTCGCCGGGCGCCAATTCATCCGCGAAGTCGACGCCGAAGATCTCGACCTCGGCAGCGCGCTTCGGCGTGAAGTTGCCCTGCTGCGCAATGTAGAGGCGGATGCGCTGATGGGATGCGTTGAACTGGTAGTCCGTTGGGATAGGTGTCATGCCAGAGGTGTCTGCTGCAGTGCCGGTCAATCGAACAACGTCCGATCCCTCAGTCCATCCGATTGCGACGCTGGACGTGTTTGGAGCGGAAGCAGTGCCGGCAATCGAAATCGCCTCGCTGCCCTCTGCCCAGCCAATTGATACAGCCAATCCCGATGGCGGCGCCGCGGTCGAGCCGGCCGCAGCGATGATTTCCGATCCCTCGGTCCAGCCGATGCCGACACCGATGACGCCGCCAGCCGACCCGGCGACAGCGATCGTTTCCGATCCTTCCGTCCAGGCAGCCAGGATTGTGATTGCGGCCAACTGGCTTTGCTGAACGCTTATAGGGGCACTGGAGATGGGGCCGAATGATGGCATGGCTTACCTCCGAGGCATTCGGCGCAATGCCGTTGCGACCATTTGCGCTACAGCACCGTAACCCTGCGTGCTGTAGTGGGTCAGGCCGTTCGTTCCGACCTCAGCCGGTGCCCACCATCCCTGTGCGCCAGATGCGGCGAAGGTTGCGCGAGTGTAGTCGGGCAAGTTGAGGAAGCTGCCGGCTTGGCGAATATCTAACAGAAACTTTACGCCGTTTGCGCGCCACTCATTTTTAAGGATGACGTTGTACTGATCCGTCAGCGCATTGAAGGCAATGTCGTTGGCCTCACTGACACCAAGCTGGCGGGGTGGTGCGATCATTAGCATGACAAGATAATCAGGGTGCAGTGCTAGGCGAGCCGCAATATAGGCCCACATTGCATCCGCCGCCTGGCGCGGCGTATCTGAATTGTTCAGGCTGTTGATACCCTCCCAGGCGATGAGCACGTTTGTCTTGCCCGCTACGTATTCGGCATTCACATCTGCCGCACTGCTGGTCATGGCTTCTGTAACTTGGCCGCTGATGCCCAGATTGGCAACAGTGACAGCACCGCTTAACGGGGAGAGTGCCGCAAGTTGCGTCGGGTATGGCGTGCCATCGCCGTGCCCATTGGTTAGCGAATTTCCATCGCAGGTAATCTTTACTGCGCTGCTATATCTCAGGTAAGGATTCCCGCCGAGAATCGGCCCCATTACACGAGTCCAGTCGAGGCAAGTCCAGAAATCTGCGCTGATGCGTCCAGGCTAGCCTGCGGGTAGAGAACGCCTGTAGACACGCCAGTCCACGTCCAGACAGTCGTGAACGACGTAGGCGTGGCGCTGCGGGCGACTTCAGCGACCACCGTGCTCCCTGTGCGACGAAGCCGCAGAATATCCCCGACTGCCGACGCAGTGGTAGTCCCCGCCGAGCCGCCCGAGCCGCCTCCCGTATAGTTAGGGGCGCCTCCTGCTGTGGTGTAGATATAAAGCGCCATGCTGGTGTAATTCGTCGGCGTGCCAGATGTTTGCAATCCCATCAAGGTGGCAATAGGCGAGCCAAGCGTAATTGATGCTGACCCATCTACACCCGATTGGAACGCTTTATTGAACGCGCCACGGTTTGAGTCAAACCCGGATGCAGATGCGGTGTACGTGTAGGCTCCGCTCGTACCACCTTCCGTCAATGCTGCGTCTTTCGGCGTCAAGCGCAAGCCAGCCGCCGCCGGGGTAACGCTGTTGGATGCGGCCGAAGCAGCCGATGCACCGTTGGCATTGTTTGCCTTGACGGTGAATGTGTAGGTTGTGCCGTTTGTCAGCCCAGCTACGGTGATCGGACTGTTTGCGCCGGTTGCGGTGAAGTTACCCGGTGAAGAGGTGACAGTGTAGCTAGTGATAGCTGAACCACCATTGCTGGCGGGCGCAGTGAATGCCACGCTTGCGGTCGTGTCGCCAGCGGTGGCCGTGCCAATCGTTGGTGCGCCCGGTACGGTCGAGGCGGCAGGGGTGACACTGTTCGACGCTGCAGATGGCGCGCTTGTGCCCGCACTGTTCGTCGCGGTTACGGTGAACGTGTATGCCACACCATTGGTCAGGCCTGGCACGGTGATGGTCCCGGAGCCAGCTTGCGACACAGTACCGGTAAAGCCTCCTGGTGACGATGTCGCGGTATAGCTCGTGATCGTGGCATTGCCATTGCTGGACGGCGCGGTGAACGCAACGCTCGCAGAGCCATTGCCGCCCGTGGCCGTGCCGATGGTGGGGGCGCCGGGAGCAACTGGCGTCGGGGTTGCGCCTACCGCTTGGCTGACGCTGAACCAGTAGTCGAACCCGTCGTAGAAGAACTGCACCTGGTTGACGATGCCGGCGCGGTTGTCGTAGCCGAGCGATCCGCCCCATTCCTTGAAGCCGGTAAAGGTCGGCGCATTGGTGCCGTCAGCGACCAGGCGCAGGTAGACCAGCGCTCCCTGGACAGGATTGGCGCCCACAGTAAATCCCAGCACGGATGCGACGTTCTGCTGGGGCATGTACGTGCTGCCAGGCGAGGTCAGCGGGATCGTGGTCGAGAAAGCAGCCACCTTGGCGGCCATGTACTGCGAATGCTGGGCGGCGGTGACCGAGTGATAGACAGACTTCGTGCCAGCGCTGAAATTGACCAGCGCACCGCCGTT